CAACGGTTACACCGTTCAGTTCTTGCAAGACACAGGTGTTGTTGACCCAGAGACTGCTGAGATGTGGCGGGATCAGTCTGACTACATACCGTTCTATCGCCAAGTAGAAGGCGCTGAAACGCCAAATGCGCCGAATATATTCGGAGGATTAACTGGCAGCGCAGACCTGAAAGCCATCAAGGGCAGCAAGAAAGAGATCAACGTGCCCATGTTGGAAGCCATATCAATGAACCTTAATGCGGCTATAAGTATGGGCATGAAGAATGTCGCCCAGCAACGCATTGTCAGGGATATGAGAAACCTTGGTCTTGCAAGAGAAGTTAAGCCGGGGCAAAGAACCACTGGCGAGGCTGTTGTTACGTTCAAGGTGGACGGCAATCGACGCAACTTCATCATTGATGACCCGTTAATATATGAGTCGTTAACTGTTGAACCCTCTGGCGGGTTTGAGCAGCTTATATCTAAGACTGCTGGCTTCCCCGCACGATTACTGCGAGAGATGGTTACACGCGAGCCGGGGTTTGTTATCGCCAACATGCTTAGGGACTCTCTGTCTGCGTTTGTAACGTCAGGATCTAAGTTTACGCCCGTCATTGACACTATTTTTGGCTACGCAGAAGGCATGGAAAAGCTTGAGCGGACTGGCGTTGTCGGCGGTTATGACTACAAGAACGACCCAGAAAACATTGGCGAGTACGCAGGGAAGATCCTGCAAAAAAGAAACAAGAACGTAAAACAGAGAGATCCTATCTCTAAACTCTTCATTGGTGCTTGGGATGCGATGGGCCAAGCGACCACAAGGTCTGACGCCGCAACGAGAAACGCGGTCTATAAAGATGTCCTCGCTCGCACTGGCAACGAAGCTGAGGCAAGCTTTCAAGCAATGGAGGTTCTTAACTTCGGGCGTCGAGGTAGCAGCGTTGGAATGCGTATAGCTACAGCCACAATCCCATTCTTAAACGCAAGACTTCAAGGATTGGACGTTCTATACCGAGGCCTATCAGGGAAGAGTAGCGCAAACAGAGAGCTTTCTAGGGGTCAAGCAGCTAGGAGTGCGTTCGCAAGAGGATCGCTGATAGCCGCCAGTACAGCTATTTACTACGCAATGGTTAGCGATGAGGAGCAGTACGAAGAACAGACAGAGGAAGTAAAAGACAATTACTGGATTATACCTACAACGTCTGGTGTACCAGTCCGAGTGCCGATCCCGTTTGAAGTTGGGTTGTTGTTCAAGACTTTGCCAGAGCGCATCATAGACTCATACAACGAAGGCACTACACCCAGAGAAGCCCAGCAATCTGTTCAGCGAGCCGTATTCGGAACACTTGGCATTCAGCTACCGCAAGCGATTACGCCATTCATAGAAGCTTACATGAACTACGACCTGTACACGGGCCGACCTGTTACGCCAGTGTTCATAGATGGCAACTTAGATCCACAATTCCAAGAGCTTGCATCCACCAGTGAAATCGCCAAGAACATGTCGAAGGTCGTTGGTATTAGCCCGATAAAAATAGATCACTTAATGAACGGATACGGCGGAACAATCGGCATGTACCTCTTGGGCATTTTTGATTACGCGCTAAGAGACAGCTATGTGCAAGGTGATAACAGAGCTGTTCTTGCGGGTAAAGATGTTTCTCAGTACCCAATTATCAGACGGTTCTTTGGCTCAGAGTTCGGCGGTGGTGCAAAAGAAGACTTCTACGAGATGTGGGACTACATTAAGCGCGTAGAGCAAACAACTAAAAAGCTTTATGAAGACGGCAGGACTGATGAGCTTGAGAGTTATCTCGTTAATAACAGACAGTTCTTGGGGCTGAAGTCTCAATTGCAGCCTACTGCAACGGCGCTATCCGACCTGCGGAATCAAAGAAGGGCGATATTAAAAGCGGATTTAACAGCGGCGCAAAAGCAAGAGGCTATAAAGCTGATAAACGAACAAGAGCGTTACTACTTACAAATTGTTCCTCAGCTTGAAAGATACATTCAGCTACCCACCATCACTGAAAAAGTCGCAGACAGGCTATCGTCACTTATATAGGCCGCGTCTCGACTTCTGGCGACTTACGCGAACATTACGCAGCACCTTCAGAGACAGTCCTTCTTCTGTTCGTCGGACAGTAAAGCCTTTGCTAAGAGTCCCATCTCTGTCTGTAATGTAACCAAACGGCACCTTTTCAATCTTGCCGCCACGAGCTAGGAATTCTTCTACGGTTTCTTTATCGTCCATCTAAACCCCCAAGTACTTGTACCACTTGCCTTCACCCTCAACATCAATCAGGCAGTAACGCTGGCGCACGTTATAGATAGTCTGCACTGGCACCCCGACCTCACCAGCTATGTGCCTTGGCTGAACGCCTTTGTTTTGTAACAGCAGTATCCGCATGATCTGAGACTCCTTCACTGGTGGACGCCTATCTTCGGGTACATTGTTCTTTTTAGGCTTAGGCTTCTTCATGTAAGCCTCTTGCGATCTTATTGCTTGTACGAATTTATTCATTGTCGCTTCCCGTTGTCTTTATCGCTCTTAGGGATTTTGACCGTATTGAATGACAGGTAAATCGTTTTCCCATCGACTACTACGGCGCTTTGCTTCCAACCAAGTGGGCGAAAAACATAGTCCTTTGGGACTATAAAAATATCTGATGCACTGCTCATAAATAACCTCCGCAATAGTCCCGCCTTCGGCTCCACCGGACGGGAACGGTGATGGAGGGTGTGATGAATACCCTGAGCCAATTCAAATTCAGTTGTGGCAGATGACCCGATTGGTGGTGACTCGGCTAGTCAAACCGCCGCTGCGATCCACACTTCATCGGGCCTCTTTGTATTGCGGGAGATCAAGATCCCATGTTGGAGAGACTGATGCTGCCACTCACCTGCCCTTTTCTCGCAGTTATAAATCCTTAAACCTTTCAATATCGTAGTACACCACTGGCTCCATGTCTTGGTTGTCACTGCGGTCAACGCGCCCACCAAAGCCGACGCCGTTTGGCTTTTCCTTGAAGTTGATCCACCCAGCCTGATCCTTCCATTTCACAATCAATATGCAAGGAACCCCTGTTGCATCGGTCAAAGCCTTGGCCGCCATAACCTTGGACGCCGATATCATGTAGGTTTCGTAGACATCCTTCCGTACCTTTCGGCACTTGATCTCAGCGAACAAAACAATATCTGGCCCTCGCCTGAAGCTAATGTCTATTGGGTACTTTGGCGGATTCCTTACCCATTGCATGTTGTGCTTGCTCGCAAACAAGCCAGCAACATGAGACTCGTATTCGATGTCTTCATTGGTTTCGTATGTAGGCCTCATCTTGGCGTTGGGATCTTAAACCCCATCTCCGCTGCGGTATTGATCAGGTTATCTATTAACCGTGCATATGTTGTTACGCTGGTTTCACCACTACGCTTCACAGCCCTGCGTCTAGGCCCAAATCTAGTCTGAACCTCTTCGCTACCGAAGGTTATGCATAGCATCTCCTCATGCATCTCATCGGGTGTCATGCCGCAGTGATCCGCAAAGCTGTTACACCATTTGCGGTAATAGCTTTCTTGGTTCCTGCTTCTGCTCTTCTGCACAGGCTTTAGCTCAATCACTAAGCCCTTCTTGCATTTCAAGAACAACTCCATGATCTCAGTGCTACGGTTGGGAACTAGGGCGCATATCGGCCCCAGTATCTCCCCAACACCAGCGCCCTTGATATCAAGACGCATAATTTTACTCCTGCACATTTATTTGATTTTTATCTGCCTTCGCTCTCCCAAAATCTTGTCTAAGCAGTCATCAAGAACTGGCTTAACCATCGCGTAGGACATTTTGTTTTCAGATGATGCAGTGGTTTGACCTTGCTCAATGCACATAGTGGCCCGACTAAAAACTCTTTTCAAAGCAAGACACAATTTTTGTTCAAAGTGTTCGCGTACATGCCCTTCCATTTCAAAATCAATTTGTGTCATCACTTCGTCTGCAACGTCCACTAGTTTTTTCTTATTCATACTAAAAACCCTTCATCGTCCATCACTGGAGCTATGACATCCTTGTGCGCTTCCACAACCTTATCTATTACCTCTTCAACACGATCCAAAGCTTCTGCCAAATCTTCGGCATTGCTCTCGCGGATCATAGTCTCGCTAAGGTGCAGCAGAGCAGCCCTGTAATTTGGGTGCCAGCTTTTAGATCTCCATTCATTACCAATGAACTTCTGAACTATCCAGTTCAAAGGATCAGTGGTGATCCTCGTTCTTTCATCAATCTTTACCACTATTGGCATCGTTTACTCCTTAAAACGGTATGTCTTCGTCAAAATCAATCGGATCAGCCTGTTGCTGCGGAGACTCTTCCTTGGGAGCTTTATACACCTCGGTTCCAAGCCACTTGTACTCAGCGCCAGTCTGCTTCGCCACTCGGTTCCACATGCCCACATCAATCTTCATCTTGAAGTCAGGATCTGGACTCGCCTGATTCTCCTTGTACATTTCCAAGAGAAGCTTTAACTGCTCTGGGGTGATGTAGATGTGCCCCCTAAAGTCTGGGTGCTTTTCGTTCTTTTTGTTGTGAGGCCACAAACCGCCTTCGCCTTTTGGATAACTAGCCATTAGCTTTTTCCTTGCTGTTAAGTTCGTCCTGCTTCGCCTTCATAGCAGCCGCAAGTCTGTCGTAGGATTTAGGGAACTTGGATTGAATGTGGTCAACGGCTTTTTTGTTTGCCTCCCACATGCTACGCAGCCCCTTCTTAGTTTCGACCATGCCCTCCACTGTTGAGATCATCATGTCTACCCAGCCATCCGCTTGCTCAGCATTAAAAGCGAGATAAAACTCCTCTTCTTCTGCATCACCAGCGTCTGCCTTTGGTTCTGGTTTCTTTTTGGGCGGCTGCTTGGCCTTTGGCTTTTGTTCAGCCACAGGTTGTTCAGCCTCAGTGTCATCCCATGTATCTTCCGGCTGCACCTGCCCTTGGAAGATGTGAAAGCCAAGTCCGAACATAGCAATCGTTTTGACTAAACAACGCATCTTGGTGTCGCTGATGTCACGGGCGCTAGGGTTCGAGATGGCTTGGTTTTTGTAGTTCATCACGGGCAACCACATATGACGGGCGTGGCCTTCGATAGCTACTGTGCAGTGAATAGTTTGCGATCCGTCACCGTGGATCTCAATCTCGCCAAACTCGTAGTGGGCTGTGGGGTAATGCATCATCAGCAACCGCCATGCCTCGTTCCAAGGTAGGTACGTTAGTCCGTTCTTTTGCTTGGCGGACTCACCACATTTGACTGGGTAAAGGGTATCCCAGATATCGCGCAGCGATACGTTAGTTTCCATATTGCACTCCTGCTATGGGTTAGTTTTGAGAACTGAATGGGTCTTTTTTGAACCCCGTAAATTTGTTTCGATAATACTTCTTGGGGACGCTATAGAACTCTTCTAAAGCAGCCTCAATCAGCATTGCTATTTCAATCGGCTCCAGCGCGTAAAACTGCGCCATAGGAAAGCCTGTTATGAAGCCCTTGGCCCAAGTGAACGAGGCTTGCCCGTTGTTGGTGGACATCTTCAGTGCTGGTATCTGCGTTATCTGGAACACAGCGACCATCTTTTCGTAGGTTTCCTTGTCAGTCCCGATCATCATCTTCCTCCATTAATCTGGGCTTTTTGTGCAAAAACGTCTCGCACCAATGCATGATTTCATACACAGCTTCAGTCACTAGCTCTGGCTCAATCGGCTCAATCACAGTTGAAAGAGTTCCGGTTTCTGAGTCATAGCTGAAGTGCATGTGCAGCTCGCCTTTGTCCGTTTCCACATCAAGTCTCCAGTTGATTTTGATCACACCACCTCGCAACACGACACCAATCTTGAGCGCACCGAGTAGACTCGCCTACCCGCTCTTCGATCAAGTGGTCTTTGCCAAGTGATTTGATGTAGGTTTCGGCCTCATCCCTTGACGTTAGGACGCGCACAGCCCGTTTACGGCCTTTTTTGTTCACAGCGTAGGTGGTTGGCTTCTCCCAACGCTCGGCTCCTGTGCAGGGCGGTAACACGCCTCCAGTCATGTGATCAAACTCAGCTTGTTGATGCAGCAGCACCCGATCCAGCATGTACTGGTCTGTCTCCTCTACGCTCCACATCGGTATTTCTACCATATGGATTGGTGAGTCTGGGTAGTCTGGCTCCATCTGAGCTTTACGCCGCTGCCAATCGCGCAGTATCGCTATAATCCTTAACCCTTTGACTGGTAAATCTTTAGCAGATCTCACAAGCCAAGCGTATGCGTTGAGTTGATTGTGCCATTCTGTTTTGTCGTGAATAACAGACCAGACAGAAGTCACCTTGTAGTCACTTACCAATACGCCATCGTCGTGCAATTCCTGCAAGTCAATCGCGCCACTGATCGTCCAACCCTCAACCTCAGCATACAGCCGCTCCTCTGAGACCACGCCCACAGCAGTGGTGTCCTCGACAGCCTTTTCAAACATGCCGTGAACACTAGTGCCGAAGCGTGACCAGAGAAAATCGACCACATCCTGAGACATCTCGTCTTCATGCTCGCGCTGCAAGATGGCTACCCTTGGGCTGTCAATCAACTGAGTCACTGACCTGTTGGACTTGCCTTTGGTGTAATCATCCTGCGTAAGAGCGTCTACAACGATCTGCGGAAGGTTAAACTGATTGGTTATCTTCACCGACTACTCAGCGTATTCGTACATGCTGATTCTGGAGTAGCCGCCCTTCTCTTCCTTACAGTTTTTCACCTTGTAATAGATGACAGCTTCCTTTGGCACGGTTTTGCGAAACTGAACCACATAATTGTGAACACAGCGCACCACATTTGCCTTGCCCAGACCTTGGTAGTCGTAAGGCACATCAAAATGCTGACCATGTTTTAGTTGCTCAATT